CCCTAGTGTGGATTAATAATCCTCTCTGGGGGGTACTGGTATCGTGGTTGAAGATTGTTGACTCCTTATCCGTTAAGTCGACCATGGAGCGATTAGCTTCAGAGGCCGATGACATATATTTGTTATGGGCGGACAACCCCAAAAGGTCGTCCCACCCACTTACTGGAAAGGGGGGCCGGTTAGGAAAGCTCGGAGTGAAGGAAGAACCGGGTAAGGTTCGAGTGTTTGCTATAGTAGACTATTGGACGCAGCTAGTGTTACGGCCTCTCCATCTGTGGTTGTTTTCAATCCTCAAGAGGATACCTCAGGACGGGACCTTCGATCAGATGGCTCCGGTAAGAGCCCTGGTAAGAGATTTCCCCAATGAGGTTTGTTATTCTTTTGATTTGAAGGCAGCGACGGATAGGGTGCCATGGGAGGTGCAAGTAGCTCTACTGAACCAACTTTTACCGAGTTCGTTAGGTGACTTATGGGGGAAACTGTTGAGGGATCGTGATTTTTATTACGATCTCTCTTCGGATCGCTTTGAGACCATTGAGGTCGAGAAGGGCCTTCCTCGTACTGGAAGAGTCCGGTACGCTGTTGGACAACCCATGGGGGCCTATAGTTCTTGGGCGATGTTGGCTCTGGTTCATCATTTGATAGTCCAGTGTGCTGCGCGGGAGGTAGGGAAGACTGGTTGGTTCACGGCTTATGCCATTCTAGGAGACGATGTGGTGATTGCAAACCGCCTCGTTGCCTTGCGGTATAGGGACATATTGAAGGGGTTAGGGGTCCGGATTTCAATTGCTAAGACCCTTGTGGGTCGAGGTAGTTGTGAGTTCGCCAAACGTTTCTTCCTTAAAGGGAAGGATACGTCTCCGGTTTCCTTGCTAGAGTTCGCCTTAGGGAAGTTTCACCTTCCCATATTGGTCGAGCTAGTGCGGAAACTTGGGGCGGTTTGGGAGCCTAAGCTTTCTAGTGTGTTGCGTGCCGCAGGATTCGGATACAGGGCTCAGGGGCGGCTCACCAGTCCGCTCCCACGCCTGAATGGAAGAATCCTAGGGTTGCTGTTGGTCCTGAGGAGCCCGGGGGTATCTCCTTGGTCGGTGGCTTCGTGGAGGGAGATGATAGATTTGCTGTCATTGAACTCTGCGACCCGCGACCCTTATGCGGTATACCAATGTATACGGGATAAGGTAACGGTCTCTGTAGCTGAAAAGATCGAAAGGGTTCGATCCTCGGTGTATACCGTCCGATCGGAGGCGTTAACCATGGATGGGTTTGATGTCTACTGGTGGGCGGTTATTTACCGTAAGTTATATGTCGCGATCTTGGAATCCTTGGATGATTTAGGGCGAAGAGTTAAGCCGGTGGTCCAACTGGATCCGGTCGCTAAGGAGATGGTGAAGGGGAACCATGAATGCATGGATGATATCGTATCGTTTATGCAGGAGTGGTGGGCGGTAAGTGATGAGTTGGCTTCGTTGAAGGAGTTTCTTCCTTTCGATGTCCGAGCTAAGGAAACGAGGTTTCGGTCAAAGGAAGGTAAGTTAATTCGTTTAATGAAGTCATTAATCCGCGTCCTCCGCTCCCCTTAGAAAGTGAGAGGGAGGTTAGTTCCTGCTTAAGCAGTAGATGTAGCTAGTGATAGTAATACGGACGCCATTATTGGGTGGTCGCTTAAGTGGGCCTTGCCCTGTCAGTGTAGATCGGAATTTGTAGTCTAGGACCTCTCCCCGCAAGGAGAGAGCCCAGCTATCAACTGGGTTGTTTTAGGAAGGCCATAGGGGATCCCTGATGTCTTCGATGTCAGGGGTACCC